CTTGGAACAATCCCCTGTGTAGCCTAGCCCATCAGATCTATGTAGCTTGTTCAATTCAACGTATTTCTTGTCACCAGGTATGCTGATCCACTCCTCTGGCAATTCTCTGTTCACCTGTTTGTAGAAGTGTTCTATGAAATACAACATCACCTTGGTTTCGATGGAGACAAGGTAAATCTCCCTATCTTTCTGTGTCCTCTGAAATTTTCGCACAACCCTAGCAACGTTCACTTGTGGTATGTTCACACTCCTGTTAATACTTTTGTTAAGCAATTCCACCAAGTTCACCTCATTCTGCTGTTCAGTGTCCCACAACTCATTTCCTGTAGGCTTCTTGTTGACCTCGTATGTCCTGGACATAAGCCTCATGGTGGAATCCAACACTGTTTGGCTACTGGCCTCTATGAAGTTGTCCCAGGTTTCACTTTTTAAAGCTCTTCCAAGTGCTATGCCCCTCAGCTTTCTTTGCTTTTTCATCCTCAGCTTGATACTTCACCTGCCTCAAAAAACTCATATAGGCTCCTCAAAGAATAAGGTATAGAATCATTCAGTTGTTCTATGCTTTCACCTTCACTTTCATTTCTGAATTCTGCCTCCAATTGTTCAAGACTTTGCACTGGCCTTTCTGGCTTGTGGCTGACACACTTCTTCAGAGAACTCATGGTCTTGATAGTTAAAGGATTCCTATAGGGTCTTTCTTGCATCTTGAAAGATCGCCTTATCTTGTTTATCTGCTTCTGTGAAAAATCATTTGTGAGAAAGCTGCTCATCATTAACACTTTGGGGTTGTAACAGAACATTGGAGCTGGTGTTGTCTTTTTGTGTATATACCTCTCCCTTTGGTCGCTTTTGCACTGGTACTCAAATGCCACTCTGTGAATGTCTACCATAGCATGAAAATAATTGTGAAGCCCTTTCTCTACACTAAAAAATAAGCTGTAACTCTCTTGCACAACATCAACTAGGTCAGAGAAGACACCATCACCACTCAAGCCAGAAAAATCACCATACAATGCACCTTCCACTTCTTCCATGCCTAAGTCCATCCTACTTTGACCTATTTCTTGAAGCATTTTCATGGTCCTCTTGTATAAGTGCATTTGAAAAGTTGTTTTCACTGCTACATCCATTTTATCTCGAATGAATTCAGAAACACCCGAAAAGATCCCAGCCGCTCCTAACACTAGGTACCTGACATTGTCAAGTAAGCTTGACATGTTTATACTCACATTAGTCACACTATAGAAGGCCATTTTGGCACAGGTTGTTTTCAGATCTGCTCCACCCTCTTTCCCTGCTATCGTTTCTTTTATTTTCTTCTTTCTCATTACTGTGTAAAGTGTCTTGAATAATATGCAAAACTTTGCAAAGGCAGTTGAGAGAGACCTCATTCTTACTTTGTCCAGCCTAATAGTTTTACTAGCATAAACAGCACCATCGCGGCATTTCCAAGCTAGCCCCTCATCCAACCCTCTCAATACCAAAGAGCCAGGTGTCTGCTTAGTTAAGAAATAGAAGCTAGTTCCATTAGAACTTTGTAGATCTTCACCTGGCAATATGATCGCTATCAGATTGGGATTTGGACATGTGGCTATGGAGATCTTTTTTCTTCTGTGGCATTGCGAGGAAAACATTATGTTTTTATACAAAACTCCTATGTCCTTTAGTGCTTTGTATCCCAAGGTTTTAGACAACCATAACATCTCTTTCATGTCTTCATGCCCTGCCCAGACTTCATCATGAGGCTGCATTTCTGTCACCACATCTTCAGCTTCCATTTCCCATGCAAAATCATGAGCTATCACATCAGATTCTGACCAAAAGGGAAGACTCTCTACGTTTGGCTTATTTTGTTTTATCTTCTTTACATTGTCCTCCTTCTCTCTCCTCTTTTCATCCTCATCCATGTTGACCTTGGCTTGCTGCATTTTCTCCATCAAATGATTCCCTATCCTAGAATAAGATATTGTCCCTCTCTTCTTCTTCCCAGCCTCTTTTGGTATATAAAATGTCCTCCCTCTAATTTCTATTTTTGAACTATAACCAACCAGTGGTTCTTTGTCACATACCATTCCCTTGTCTTCGAAATCCCTGTATTGCTT